GATAGAAGCATTGTCTGAACCTGCTCATTTGTTTTTGTTTTATTCTCGCTACTGCGATTCTTAATTAGTGGAATGATTTCAGGTGAAAACTCATTTACTGCTCATATCCCTCTCTGTCCGATTAGTAGTTAAAGGCTGTTTATGAAAACTCATAAGAACGCAAAGATTGCATGTATCAGTTGCACTCATTCTCCGTTCACTCCACCTGCCACGGTTGAGTGGGTGCTGTCTACTTTGTCCGACATCAAGGGTCTTGATTTTTTTGGACACCTCGGTGACGTTTTTGATAGTGAAGCCGCATCGGTTCATCCAATGGATGACAACACACGCACACTTGAAGATGAATACGAACATGCTCATACTCTTCTGTCGGCAATCCGTGGAGTGTTGCCTAGTGATTGTGTGACTTGGATAAACAAAGGCAACCACGATGCAAATTTGGAAGCAAGAGACCCACGCAGAATACCCGCTAGGTTAAGGAGTCTGGTTCACTGGAACATGCACCCAGAGTTCAGCAAAGAGTTCCGCAGGTGGCAGTGGCTACCGTATGAGAAGTCTGGTCGTGGCGTGATGTGCATTGGTCAGTGTTGCTTCTACCACGGCTTCGATATTTCTTTGCAGAGTGATGAGATTGAAGGTCTCCAGATGTTGAACGCAATGCCTGATGCACAACAACAGACATTCCGCTTGATGGTTCGTGGTCACACTCATCGACCAGTACCGCCAACCCAAATGCACCGAACCAGAAAAGTTCCTTTACCGTTTTGGTATGCTAATGTTGGAACATGCGGTCCTTTGAAACCCGACTACATGTCCCGTAAAGATACTACTCAATGGGGTGCATCAATCTTGGTTGTCAATTGTAGAATGGACAGACCCTCAAGACTTGTCGGCAAGTGTTGGGATGCTGAATTGATAAGGATGCACAAGTGACTCAACCTCAACCATCTTGGGACACCAAGTCTGACGGACTCACCGAAGACGAAGTTGTTGAAACACTTAGAGAGTTACCCACAATAAGATTGCTTCGTTCACTACGAGGTTTCCCCCACATCATCAACGAGATTGCAACACAGAAGGGGATGTCCAAAAAGAATGTGACAGACCTAGTATGGATGGCGAACCGATTGCGTTTGTTTGTATTGGTATTGGAACAAGGTTGGGAATCAGAAATGACAACCAACGAAGAAACCAAAACCGAAACTGAAAACAGTATTAACCCGTGAACGGTGTTTTGCATGTTCTACTTTGTCTGACTAGACCGTTTACCCTAGGGTAACTTGTCAAAGAGAACATCACTGTGTTACTCTTTACTTAGTTGGTGACTCTGTAATTGTTTAATCCCCTTTACCAGACTCCTGTCACCAACGCAAACACCCCACTCAGTAGGCTGTTACTGTGTGGGGTGTTTTGTGTTCGGCATCCATGCCTTGCGTTGTTGAAGCAGGAACACCCTGCTTCTTTTTTAGAGGACTCGTTGCTTGGCTTCGCGCTTCTTTTCTTTCCGTGCTTTTCGTTTCTGTGCTTTGGTCAACTTCTTCTGGTCTAGTGAGATGTATCGCACCCTTCGACCGTTGACATACTGTACTCCATCGTGAGATGCTTCGCCAGATCGCTCAAGCAAGGTGTCAAGACTTCGTTGCCTAGCAGGGGACAGGTTGTTCCGTGCCTTGGTGAACTGCGTGAGTTCCTTGTCCATCTCTTCTGCCTGTTGATCTTCTTGGACATCTTCCCAAAGGTTGCCATGCTCATGTTGCTCTTCTTCAGTGGTCGTTGATTCCCAACTGAATGCAACACGGTGAACTGACTTGCTCTTTGAGTCGAGGTCATCTTCGAAGGTGGTTGAGCCAAGTATCTTCACGCCATGCTTCGGTGTGTATGGGTACAACTTATCTTCCCATATCTTGGTTGTTCCAGTTGTGACATCGAAGCACCACACTGTGTTCTCTTTGCAAGCGATTTGTCTTACTGGCATTCCTACTTCTACTGAAGAGAAGTACACATTGCCTGTTGATCCTTTTGCCATCACGAGTGGGTTTCCTCTTTTGACAACAACGACTCGGTTTGGTCGATTCCAGATACCTGCCATGTTCAATGGCATGTCGTTGTCACAAAGGTTTACTGTTTCGATGGTACGGTTTACCAAAGTTCCTTCAAGGTGTTGAATCATTAGTCCAAGAACTTCTGAGTCACACTCAGTTGAGCGAAGTAAATCAAACTCATCTGTAAGGTCAGTGTGGTTTGGAATCACACCGTTGTGTACAAGCCATCCACCATCAACTGGATGTGGGTGATTGTTCACATTGTTTGAAGGGTCACCGTGAGTCGAGAATCGAGTGTGCATTACGACTGCTTTACAGTCTCGCATTCGGTCGAAGATTTCTAGGTTCTCTGAAATCTTTCCTTCACTCTTGTATCGGTGTAAATGGTTATCGCAATCTATCCACGAAACTCCGAACGCATGTCTACCGCGCCTTTCGATTCCGACTGCCATTGCTTTTAGGGACTTGATTGTTAGTCGTCCCGTTCCTAGTTTTATTGCTCCTGCTATTCCGCACATGGTCATGTTCTCCTTGAGTTTTGAGACTTTTGTCTCGTTGTTAAAAATCCATTATACCAAAAGTTTACCTGCTTGTCAAGTTTCGTTCTTTTTGAATGTAAGCATTCCAATCACTTGACTCGACCACTGGTAGGTCTGTGTCCCATCGTCTTGCACTTGCCATGATGTAAACCCACGCTGTAACTACTTCACCGTTTTCAAGTTCAACTTGAACTTCTTCTCGCTTGTACCAGTTCGGATGATTTTCAAGTCTATCCAATCGAGCGAGTTGATATTGGTTGACTTCAAACACTTCACCAACAACTTGGGTGTTGCCATCTTTGTTGATGGACGGGAAGCCACCGTGGTTCTGCATCTCGTAGTGGCTGTCCACAGTCACGGCAGGTGTGCCAACTAAGTTGAGAAGATAGTGGTTGGGGTGATTGGTCATCAATGTCCCGTAGACGAATACTGTTGTTGAGTTATTCATTGTGTGTCACTCCTTGAATCGAACTTACGAGCCATCTTTCGCATTACCTTCTTGGATGACTTGATGGTGTAGACAGGATGACCAAGGTCACCAAGCCCTTCAAATCTGCATCGTCCTGCTGTCCAACCGATTGCGTAGAACATTCGGTTTACATTCTTTTCGCCAGTTCCTCGTGAACCACCATGAGCGTTGTCGTTAGTTCCAACTGATGTCCACTTGACACACTTTGTAGTTGACAATGCCCACTGTACTAATGCTATGCACTCTTGTACCCACGCTGTAAGTTTCTGTGGGTTGAGTGAGCAAGAGAAGAGTCGGAACTCAACTGCGGGACGAAGGTTTGTAAGAAATGGAATTGTGTTCAGTGTTGAGTATCGAGCAGGAGAGATGTCACTGCGAACCTGTGACTTGCTCTTGCCTTTGAACTTGTA